CCGCCAACTACAGCACAATCCAAGCAACCTTCCGCCAAGTCTTCGAGCCTTGAGCCACCACGCCCCTTAGCCACCACGCCTCTTAGCCGCGACGCAACTTATGGCTGTACCTACCTCAGAGCTCCAGGGCATCACCCCAAGCAGCATTATCGAACTTTATGTCCTGGAACTAAACGCCCTACAACATGGCGCTGCCGCCACCTACCGCTTCCACGCCGGCACCAGCCTGGTCAACAACGGCGACGTTGTCTGGGCTGGCGACACCTACCAGCGGTTTCCCATCGAGGCAGACGGCTTCGAGTACAACGGCCAAGGTACCCTGCCACGCCCCAAGATCCGTTGCAGCAACATCTTCGGCACCATCACCGCCATCCTGTTGACCTTGCCTAGCGGCCTGGAAGGCGCCAAGGTGACGCGGATCCGCACCATGGCCCGCTACCTAGACGCCGTCAACTTCCCAGGCGGCACCAACCCGTACGGCACACCAGACCCAACCGCTGAGTTCCCCCGCGAGATCTACTACATCGACCGCAAGGCCAGCGAAACCCGCGACCTCGTCGAGTTCGAGCTGGCCTCGGCATTCGACCTGGCTGGTGTCCGCGCTCCCAAGCGGCAGTGCATCAGCTCGATCTGCCAGTGGCGGTACCGCTCGGCTGAGTGCAGCTACACCGGAACCAACTACTTCGACGCCAATGACTCACCCGTCGGTTCCGCTGGCCTAGACGTATGCGGAAAACGCATAACCAGCTGCAAAGCCCGCTTTGGACAGACGGCTGAGCTGCCGTTTGGCAGTTTCGTGGGTGTTGGTACCTATTACACATGAACTGGCGCGATCACGCTCTGGATCACGCCAAGGCAGAGGATCCACGCGAGGCCTGCGGTCTGCTGGTGGTGCTCAAGGGCCGCGAAGCCTACTGGCCCTGTCACAACCTGGCCAGCTCACCGGCCGATATGTTCGTGCTTGATCCCGCCGACTGGGCTGCAGCCGAAGATGCCGCAGAAGTCATAGGCATCATCCACAGCCATCCCTCCACTCCACCTACACCCAGCCAAGCCGACCTGGTGGCGTGTGAGCGCAGCGGTCTGCCTTGGTACATCGTCAACCCCAAGACCGAGTCATGGGACGAGTGCCGGCCCAGCGGCTACAAGGCTCCGCTCATTGGCCGCCAGTGGGTCTGGGCCGTGACCGACTGCTGGACCCTGGCCCGCGACTGGTACACCGAACAAGGCATAAGCGTGCGTGACTGGGACCGCCCCCTAAGCCCCGAGGCGTTCCAACAGGATCCAATGTTCGACCGTTGCTGGGCCGACACAGGCTTCCGCGAACTAGACCCCGACGAAGACCTTGAGCCAGGCGACCTCCTCCTTATGTCCATCCAGAGCCCAGGCCTCAACCACTGCGCCGTCTACCTAGGCGACCAGCTGGTACTCCACCACCTCCAGGGCCGCTTGTCTAGTCGTGACTTACTGGGTGGCTGGCTCCTAAAGTGCACGGGGAGGCGTCTTCGACATGCTGCGCAAGATCAAGCTCTACGGCCAGCTAGCTAAGTTCGTCGGCAAGCGTGTCCTCGAAGCTGACGTCGCTACAGCTGCCGAAGCTGTCCGCTTCCTCGTCACCAACTGGCCAGAACTGGAACGCCACATGGCCGACCAGTACTACCGCGTAAGTCTTGACGCCTATGACCTAAGTGGTGATGAGCTACATGATCCAGCTGGTGCCTCGACTATCCGCATTGCGCCAGTTGTTGCTGGTGCTGGAGCAGTAGGCCGCATCCTCTTAGGTGTAGCACTTATCGCCCTGTCATTCACTGGAATTGGAGCCGCAACATTAGCTATTGGAGCAGCAAAAATTGCCGTGGGTAGCACTTTACTGGGCCTAGGCGCCACTATGGTCCTAGGCGGTGTAGCTCAACTACTTACACCAGTCCCCAAATTAGACGCCGCATCCGAACAGGACCCACGCCGCAGCTTCAGCTTCAGCGGAATCCAAAACACAAGTCGCCAAGGCACACCAGTCCCAATCATCTACGGTGAGACCTTGGTGGGCTCGATTGTTATCTCCGCCGCCCTCGACACCGTACAGGTAAGCGTATAAGCCATGACGATCACTCATTCCCTGGTTGTTGGCGCTGGTGGCGGTGGAGGCGGCAAAGGTGGCGGCGCCCAAGCCCGCACCCCTCAAATCACCAAGGACAGCCTCGACAGCACCCAGTACGCCACCGTCCTTGACCTCATCAGCGAAGGCGAGATCAGCGGCCTGAAGAATGGCCTCGCGTCGATCTTCCTTAACAACACACCGCTTGCATCGAGCGCCAAGACTGGCACATTTACGCGAGCAACAGTTAGCTCACCGCTGGTCATTACGATCAACAACCATGGCTACACCAATGGCCAGCAGATCTATGTAGACGCATCCACCAATAGTCCGTGCTTCTGCACAGTGGCCAATGCCACAACCAATACCTTCACCGTCTCCGAACCCGTAGCTCAACCAGGCATCTGGTGGACTGGCACGGTCACCACCTATATCTTCAACTTCCAGAACGTCACTGTCTATACACGCAATGGCACCCAATCACAGAGCTATATCCCCATCGGCGGTGTCAGCAACACGGTAAGTGTTGGCTCAACCGTCACGCAGTCGGGCCCCGTAACCCGCACCATTACCGACACAGCAGTCAACCGGGTAAAGGTCACCATCACGGTCCCGACGCTGCAGGAGCAGAAAACCAACGGTGACGTGGTTGGCTCCTCGTTTGAGCTGCAGATCGCTGTCCAGTACAACGGCGGCGGCTACGTCACTGTCCTTAGCGACACATTCACCGGCCGCACCAGCGACACCTACCAGCGCGAATACAACGTCCCGCTTACCGGCGCCTTCCCTGTTGACGTTCGCGTCATTCGCGTCACAGCCGACAGCACCGACCCTCTCATCGTCAACGCCTTCAACTGGAGCAGCTACACCGAAATCACCGACGCCAAGCTGCGCTATCCCAACACCGCACTCGTCGGCCTAAGGATTGACGCTGAGCAGTTCAGCTCGATTCCAGAACGCAGTTACCTGGTGCGTGGCATCAAGGTCCGCATCCCAAGCAACGGCACCGTGGACAGCACCACCGGCCGCATCACCTACGCCGGCGTGTGGAACGGCACCTTCGGTGCAGCGCAGTGGACCTCGGACCCTGCATGGTGCCTGTACGACCTGCTCACCTCCACCCGCTACGGCTTCGGCGATCACATCACCGATGCCCAGCTGGACAAGTGGGCGTTCTACGCCGCCTCCCAGTACTGCAGCACGCTGGTGCCTGACGGCTTTGGCGGCACCGAACCTCGCTTCAGCTGTAACGCCAACATCCAAACCTCCGAAGAGGCCTACACACTTATCAACAGCCTGGCGTCGGTGTTTCGCGCCATGCCGTTCTGGAGCGCCGGCGCCCTCACCATCAGCCAGGACCGCCCAGCCGACTCGGCCTACCTCTTCACCCTCGCCAACGTCACCGAGGAGGGTTTTTCCTACGAGAACAGCAGCCGCAAGGGTCGCCCTACCGTCGCTGTTGTCAAGTACCTCGACCTCAACACCCGCGACGTGGCCTACGAGGTCGTCGAAGACCAGGCTGCAATCACCAAGTACGGCGTCGTCACCGCCCAGGTCGATGCTTTCGCCTGCACCAGCCGCGGCCAGGCCGCCCGCGTCGGTGAATGGCTGCTGTACAGCGAGCAGTACGAAGGCGAGATCGTCACCTTCACCGCCTCGATCGACGCTGGCGTCATCGTCCGCCCTGGCCAGATCATCGAAATCAGCGATCCCGTCCGAGCTGGATCGCGTCGTGGTGGTCGCATTAGGTCCGCCACCACCTCAGCCATCGTCGTCGATGACGCCACCGGCCTTCCTGCAAGCGGCGGCACGTTGAGTGTCATCCTGCCTGACGGTACGGTCCAGAGCCGTACGGTCGGCACCCGCAGCGGCGCCACCGTCCCGGTCACCAGCAACTTCACCACCGCCCCCAACGCCAACAGCATCTGGATCTGGGAGACGAACGACCTCCAGGCCAGCACCTGGCGTGTCCTCGGCATCCAAGAGCAGGACGGCATCAACTATGCCGTCAGCGCCATTGCCTACAACGCAAGCAAGTACGCCTACATCGAGCGCGGTGCAGCACTGACGCAACGCGACGTCAGTAACCTCAACGAGCTGCCTGCTGCCCCGACAAACCTCGTCTTTTCTGAGGAGCTGTACCGCTACCAGGACCAGGTCCGCGCCAAGGTCATCGCCAAGTGGCGCCCAGTCCTAGGCGTCAACGAGTACTCAGTCCAATACCGCAAGGACAACGGCAATTGGACCACGTCCCGCGTTCAAGGCCCCGACTTCGAGGTGCTGGACATTACGCCAGGCGTCTTTGAATTCCGCATCTACAGCCTCAACGCTGCCGGCAAGCAATCCACCCTTCCGCTAAGTGGCAGCATCACCGCCTTAGGCAAGACAGCGCCACCGGCCAACGTCGCTAACTTCACCGCCACCATCGACCCCAACATCGGTGTCCTCTTCAGCTGGAGCGCCGTAAGCGACATCGACGTCGCCGGCTACGAGATCCGCAAGGGCGGCAGCGCATGGGGCACCGGCGACTCCCTCGTCACCAAGGTCACCGCCACCACTTACAAACTGGGCCTGCTGGAGCCAAGCACTGCCACCTACCGCATCAAGGCGATCGACACCAGCGGTGTCTATAGCTCAACCGCAGCAGCAGTAACCGTCACCATCGCCGCCCCCTCTGCCGTCCAGAACCTAACGGCCACTACAGCAGACGACATCGCCACACTTACCTGGACAGCCCCTGCCACCGGTAGCTACGCCATCAGGGCCTACGCCATCATCTACAGCGGCAACACCATCGCCGAAAGCAACACAACATCGTTCTCGATCCCCATCACCTGGACTGGAGCACGCACCTACACAATCAAGCCAGTCGATATTGCAGCCAACGAAGGCCCCACCACAAACACCACCATCACGGTTGTACAGGCTGCAGCCCCCGTAATCACAGCCACCTTCCAAGGTGAGAACGCCGTGCTGAGTTGGGCAGCAGTCAACGGCACCACCAAAACCCGCGCGTACCAAATCCTGGATGGCGCAACCACCATCGCCACCATCCAGACAACCACCTACACCAAGGTGGTGGACTGGCAGGGCAGCAAGACCTTCACCATTCGTGCCGTAGACGCCAACGGCAACGTAGGCACAGACGGCACCGTCGTAGTCAGCCCCACGGTTCCATCCACACCAACATTTGCCGCCGCAACATACAGCGGCGCCCAAGTCGTCCTTAGCTGGACCAACTCAACACAATCCCTGCCTATCAATAATTACGAAATCCGTTACGGCGCAGACTTTGACACCGG